TCTGCCTTCCCTTTATTTTAACTAATAATAAAAAAATAAAAATATGGCTTGTGAATTAACCGCAGGATTTCTACTTGATTGCAAAGATGCTATTGGTGGAATCAAAGCAATCTACTTGCAACAACACGAAGATTTTTTAAGTGGTGTAACCATTGATGCTTCATCTGAAGAAGTTGATGGATTGCCTACAAAATCAATCTACAAATATGCTTTGCCAAAGCACACTGGTAGCTTCACTGAAGAGGTAGCTTCATCTGTTGAGAATGGTACTATCTTCTACACACAAACGGTAACTGCTACTTTCTTCAAGTTGTCTGCTGCACGTAGAAAGCAATTGGAGTTAGTTGGTAAAAATCGTCTTATTGTTTTTGTACAAGACAACAATGATAATATTTGGATGGTTGGCCGTTTCGATGGTGCTGAAGTAACTGCTGCATCAACTGCTACTGGAGTTGCCAAAGGTGACCTAAATGGCTACACAATCACGTTTACTGCTGAAGAAAAGAATAAAGCTTACAGATTGGAATCATTTACATCTGTACCATTCGATAACTTCGCAGGAATCACCGTTGTAGCACCAACTATTTAATTTATATTTGTAAGTAAATGAATTACTTGCAAACCAATACTGCCTCGCAAACCCTCCTTCTCTCTTTAGAGGAGGGGGCTTTGCTTTTACCAACGTTTGAGTATTACCTTGTGATATTCCAAAACGAAACAACTTTAAAAACATATGCGATTGTTCCCATTCCATTGTTCACCAATGAGCGCATAACTGGTCTTTCAGTTTCAACTGATTATGATGAGCCAACTGATGGCGCAGTTTTTATAACGGAAGGAGGTCGCTATAATTACGTGGTATATGGTCAAACGACTTGTTGCAACTTGGATCCTACTTCTGCTGATGTGGTTGGAGAGATTAAGCGTGGCTATATTGAGTTCACTACGTTAACGCAGTACTTTGACCAACCTTCTTTAACCATCCCAAACGATATAGAATACAATGGCTAATCTAATAGACGAAATAAAACAACGCGTAGGTGCTACGCAGATAGAGATGGCGAAATACGTCAAGATTGCGCCTACTGAAAAAGAAAATATATCGAGGGGTTGGGTTGGATTTGGTGAGGCTAATATGTACCCACAATATTTGATTGAATTGTATAATGAAAGTCCGGTACACGGATCAATTGTAAATTCCATCAGTCAAATGATTGCAGGACAAGGTGTAATTGGTGGTAATTCCATTGCTAACCAATATTTGCAGTCAATTAAAATAGATTCTATTATTCCCAATATAGCACGTGACCTAAAACTATTTGGAGGTTACTATTTAGAGGTCATTTGGTCAATGGATAGAACAACCATTGCACAAGTGAACCATTTACCTTTTGAAAATTGCCGTTTGGCTTGTAGTGATGAGCAAGATGATGTGACTGGTGTGTGGTATTCACGTGATTGGAGTGATATGCGGAAAAAGAAAAACATTCCCCATTACATTCCAATGTTTAACGTGGATTACAAAGATGAAATGCCAAAGCAAGTGATGTTTGTACACACTTTGAAGCTTGGTAGTGAGTATTATCCTAAACCTGATTACGTTGGTAGCGTTAACTATATTGAATTAACAAGGCAAATTGGCGAATACCACGTTAATAATATTCTTAATGGTTTCTTTCCTTCATTGATTGCATCTTTCAATAATGGTATTCCATCTTTGGAAGAACAACATATGATTAAAAATCAGTTGACTGCATCTATACAAGGGGCAGATAATGCAGGAAAGGTGCTAACTTTCTTTAATGAAGAAAGAGATAGAGGTGTTGATTTTACTGCATTTCCGTTAACTGATGCAGATAAACAATATCAATTTTTGAGTGAGGAGTGTACAAAACAAATAATGATTGCACACCGTGTAACATCACCCTTGCTATTTGGTGTGAGAGATGGAGGTGGATTGGGTAGCAATACCGATGAGTTGAAAACCGCACTTTATATATTCCAAAAGCAAGTCATTGAACCTTATCAAAGATTAATTGCAGATTCAGTAATGGAAATTTGCAAGGCATCAAATATCATCAGCAGTCCAAAAGTTATCCCCAATGAGATTTTGCAACCTGAACCAACACAAGTGCAGCAAAAAAAAAAAGTTAAGTGCCAACACGAAAGCATTCTTGAAGCAGATGAAAGCTACGAGCCAACAAACGAAATGGCAGCCGAAGCGGAATTAGGTCTAAAGTGGAGAGATGAATATGGAAGGGGTGGAACGGAGGTTGGTGTAGCAAGAGCAAGGGATATCAGCAACAAAAGGAATTTATCTTTTGATACAGTCAAAAGAATGAATAGTTATTTTGCAAGACACGAAGTGGACAAAGAAGCAATTGGATGGGAGGATGGAGAGGAAGGTTTTCCAACGGCAGGAAGAATAGCGTGGCAATTATGGGGAGGTGATGCAGGAAAAGATTGGGCAGCGAGAATTGTAGAGCGTGTCAATAACCAACAAACTGCACACGTTTGCCAAAGTTCAAATGATTTCACAGATGAAGAAGGTAGAAAGTGGATTGCAGACCTTAAAACCAAAGCTGAATACATAGATGAGCAGGAATGGGAATTGATAAGCGAAGAAGAAGTTACTGATCCAGAAAACGAATTGAATTTCACATCTGAAATGTTCAATAAGATGCCATCAATGGCTGATGCAAATGGAGGTGAGAAAAGTAATTGGGGTGATGCCGGATTGTATAAGTTACGTTATGCATATTCTCAAAATCTATCAGCTAACTCACGTGAGTTTTGTGTTGAGATGGTATCAATGTCGGTGGCAGGAGCGGTGTTTAGATATGAGGATATAAACAATATGAGTGATAAAGGTGTTAATGGAGATTTCGCACCTACTGGTCGTAGCACTTATGATATATTTGTATATAAAGGTGGTGCATTTTGTCACCATTTTTGGAAGCGTCAAATCTATATGCGCAAAAGAGATAGCAAAGGAAGGATTTTGCCAAATCAAGGTCTTGAAAATGATAAGCGTGTAGGTAATAACCCATTCGTTCCAAAGAAAGGAGTTGAAGGTACTGCGCCAATCAATACACCTTCAAGAGGTTCACTTAAATACGGATAATTAAAACGAATTAAAATGCCAATACCACAAGAAATTCTACTCATCAATGAGGATTATATAAAGAAGTTCACACCTTTGACTGATGCAGTTGATCCCAATCTCATTAGACCTGCCATTTATTTGGCTCAAGATAAGTATTTGACCAACTTTTTGGGTACAAATTTGACCGTTAAATTGAAAGCTGATGTGGCAGGTGGCACGTTGTCGGGTGATTATGAAACATTGCTCAATGAATACGTGTTAAAAGTTGTGTTGTGGTGGACAATGGTGGAACTTTATCCGTCACTTTTGTACAAACACGACAATGGAAACTTGGTGAGCAGACAAAGTGAGGACACAACTCCAGTTACTAAACCCGAAATGGAGTCATTGAAGGAAGCTGCACGTCAAAATGCACGTTGGTACACCAAAAGAATGGTTGATTATTTGTGTTTTAATTCTATTTTGTTTCCAGAATATACCAACAATACTGATAACAATATTTTCCCTGATCGTAACCCCTACGGAAAAAGTAACTTTTTAATAACCAATTCATATAAAGAATGGCGCAACAAGTGGTCAATAAAAGACTTTCTCCCTCCATCGTACTAAAGAGGAAGGAATATGAAAAGCTATTGAAACAATATCTCAAAAAACAAGAGAAAAGATGAAAGTGAAGTTGTGGCTATTGGGTATTGCAACGGTATTTTTGCCTATCAAAGAACTAATGATTACCATTGGTTTCTTGGTAGCTATGGATATGGTTGTAGGCTTGTGGAAAGCTTTGAAATTAGGGCAGAAAATAAGGTCACGCAGAATGAGTGATACCATCACTAAATTGATGTTGTATCAAATTGCAATCGTGAGTGGATTCTTGATTGAGACCTACATTATTGAGCAACTTATCCCCATTACAAAGTTGATAGCAACTGTGGTAGCCATCATTGAATTCAAGTCAATAATTGAAAGTATTGAATCAGTTACCGGAAAAGATTTGTGGAGTAAGATTAAGACCATTATTGGTAGAAAAAGCGAAGATATAACCGATGCAATGATAGATGCTAATGGTAAGTAAATATGTGAGTTATAATGAAGTAACGCATAGCAATCAAGCGACTGCATTGCGTATTGGCAATATTCCAAATGCTGAACAATTGGGTAATCTTAAGTTAGTTTGCACTAATATTTTTGATAAAGTTCGTGAGCATTTTGGAAAGCCAATTGGTATCTCATCAGGCTTCAGAAGTGTGGAACTTAATACACGCATAGGCGGTTCAAAAAGTTCGCAGCATATGGAAGGGAAGGCATTGGATATTGATGCAGATATTCACGGTGGCTTAAATAACAAAGAGTTATTTGATTGGATAAAAAATAATTGTACATTTGACCAACTGATATGGGAGTTTGGAAGTGAGAATGCACCATCTTGGGTTCACGTAAGTTGGAATAAAGAAGGCAATAGAGGTCAAGTATTACGTGCAGTCAAGAGTGGTGGTAGAACTGTTTACCAACCATTCTAAATATATGCCAAAACAAGAAAGTCAAAAGACAAAAATCGCACGTGAGGTGCGTGAGCGTTTTCCAAATACACCAACTTTAACTCTTGCTAAAAAGTTGATGAAGGAACATCCTGAAAGTTTTATGAGCGTTGAGAATGCGCGTCAAATATTGCGTTCTATTGAGGGCAAGAATGGTACAATGAATCGAAAGAGTATAACCGATAAATCATTAATCAAAGCTGAAGATAGACCTAAAAATCCTTTCAAGTTACCAAAGTCATACGCAAAGGGCAGGAAGCATATTGACATCAAAGGCAAAAAGATTTTAGTCCTATCCGATATCCACATCCCATACCACGATATTGATGCAATTTCAGTAGCAATACAAACAGGAATTGATGAAAATGTTGATACGGTTATCTTGAATGGCGATGCACTTGATTGCCATATGATAAGTGACTTTGTAAAAGATCCCAAGAAAAGAAAATTCAAAGATGAGTTGTATGCGATGAGGACTTTTGTCTATGAATTAAGGCAGACATTCCCTAATGCAGAAATCATTTATAAGGAAGGCAACCACGAAGAACGCTACTGGCGTTATATGAGGGTGAAAGCACCTGAATTATTCGACATTGATGCATTTGATTTCGCTTCACTTTGCCATCTTGATAAATACGACATTCAATGGGTGGAAGGAAAGAATAAATTAAATGTTGGAGGGTTG